AGGACAAGATCGCGACCGTCCAAATCGCCCGGCTCGAGCATAGGAACAAGCCGAAAACGTAGTGACTGACCATGACTGACGCGGGCATTGATTCTAAACTGGAAATTCTTCGTTAATCTTAACGCGCGTGAAAGGGAAAGCAGATGAAACCGCGCGACGATATCGAGGCTAGTGTCGATCTCACCGACGCCGAAATCGAAGTTTGCAAGCTTCACCTTCGCCATCGAATGAGGAATCACGGGAGCCTCCGTGGTTGCATTAGTTATTGCCAGCGCAAAATGGGAATCGACTGGTCGCATACAAAGATCATCATGGAGCATCTTGCAGACCATGGTTTCTTGGCGCCATACACGGCTGGCAGTTACGACCCTGGACCAGCATGGTATGAATATTAATAGGTAGTTAGCGATGGCCGAGATTTCAGATCAATTGCTGCGCGATCTACTTACGGAGATCGAGGACTACGCTCGCGCCGTATTTCCTCACTACGATCGAAAGACAAAGGCATACATCTGGAACGATGAAGTATGGCAACGCTCGGCACCGCATCAGTTCGAAAAGGTAAAAGAGGCACGCGCCGCTATTCAGCAGATAGGGAAAACATGACACATCCGATGTCTGAGCCGTGGCTTGACTGGCAACCGATGAAAACTTTTCCCCGTGACGGCGAAGGGTATCTTGTCTGGGATGACCGAAAGCTTGGAGGTTGCCCCGAAGTCGTGTTCTGGGATGAGGTAGCGACCAATCCAGCATGGTGCTTGGCTACATCGGATGGCCCGAGCTACCACATTGAAACGTTCACACATTGGGCGCGTATCCCGTCACCTTAACATCACAACAGAGCAAACCAAATGGGCAAAGTTAAAGACTGGCGCGATGGATTCAATGAACTGCTGAACCGACAAGATGTCGAACCTGGCAGCTCACGAGATCGATGTTCACATTGTGGAGGGTGGATTAGTATGGGCCACGCGGAGGGATCTTCCTGCCGCAACCCTCCTGAAAATGAACCAGATGCGGCCTACGAGGCTCGCATGGAAGGGTTTCGTTGACGATGACCAAAGGCAAAGATGGATTGCAGAATCTGGTCGACTTCATGATCGAAGACATCATGACGATCAGCGATGAGGAGCTTCTGGCCGAGACCGATCCGGTAGAGATCGAAAAGGTCAAGCAAGTCTTTGAGCGGGCGCTGGCCGAGGCCATGATGGGTGGCCCGCCAAAGAAGCAGCGGCAGACTGCGATCAGAGCGCGCGGCAATGGATTTGAGACGGTTGAACTCGATGGCGTCGGCAACGTGATAGAACCGCTCCGCTGCAATTGCGGGCCGGTCGTGCATTGGCGTTCTGACTGTCCGTTCGCCTACGGTATGTCTTAACGGTGAGATAAGGCAGGAGGGATGAATGGAGCACGAAATCACGGCAGACGATCTGCGGAAGCTCCCAAAGGGAGAGCCATGTGCCATGTGCAAGGCGCGAGGCAAGACTTGGGACGGCGGTGATCCGAAGTGCTCTTTCCCAGGCGGCGGCCTGTTTGATTCCGATGGATGGAACTGCGCCACCGCAAATGCGATCCGCGATCTATGCGGGCAGGACGAGCCACACAATGCCGCTGACTATCGTTATTGCGATGACCAGAACTACTCGACCATTAAGATTGACGAGATCGACATTCCCTCTGAGGGGATCTGGCTGGCCCTGTGGGTGAGTTGGTACAAGCACCGAGGACGCACCGAAGCGATGTGGCTTCTGTCAAACTACGATCCGCCAAAGCATCCAAACGCAGCAGAATGCGAGGCGATCATCGCCGCACTGAAGTTACCCTCATAAGCTAATACGGTGGACGACTTCGCCGGGCAACCAGATGGCATGGGTCCGGCAAGGTAAAAAGGTTAACTCGTAATGGGATGTCGCGCCTTAGTCATTCCCGCCCACCGCCTCCGCTCTCTCGCGTCGCAGATCGCACCGCCGGCAACCCACAGCCCATAGAGCGGGAGAAGCGAGATAACGATCGTGATTCCAAGCCGGCGGACTAGATCCACCATCATCTGCCGAACCTCGAGCGCCAGATGCTGCCTGTGTTGACCCGGAAACCATGACCAGTGCTCGGCGGCGCGCGCTCGCGCATTGAAACCACGCTCACCGCCAGGATCGACATGCCGCCGGCAACGATCCCAGTTACGACCAAACCAGTCATAATCACCGAGGGATTGCGCAACCAGTAGTCCTGAAAGAAGATCGTGAGCAGAACGTAGATCGCATCTGCGAAGAACGTGACCTTGCGCCAGTGCATCACTCGAGGCCGATCCGTCCGGTTGAGATGAAGATCGTTCTGCGCCTGCCGGATGACGTACATCAGAAGCAGCACCCCTGAAAAGGCGACGAGATCGTAGAACGCGATGACAAGTTCACTCATTTTTTGTTTTCCTGAGTACGTCCACTTTGTTGAAAGCCAGTTCGATAAGCAGGCAGATGTGCTTTCCGCTTGTCCCGACGCCAAAGGCAACGAATCCGATAGGGAACACCGCCAACATCTTCAACAATTGTGGTGCGACAAAGTTCGCGGCGATTGCCCCATAGACGATGTATTTTACCACGTCCCATGCCGTGGCTTTCTCGTCCCGCCAGCCATGTACGAGGCCACCGAGAGACCCCGCAGCCATGCACTGCACATTGAAGAGGGCAAGCAGGTCATCCATCTATCCCACCGCCAAACATCGCTTGCAAAGTGCTTGTGAGCCAATACAGATCGCGCGGCGTGAGGCGCCCCACCGGGACTTCCTTGTTCACGGGAAGCCAACCACAGGCGATGAGAGCCGTGCCGATGAATTGGGCACATTCCCACGCACCTGGGTCGTGCCAATTGAAGCTGGCAAACGGACCCCAGAAGTAAAGAACGGAGATCGGGTCGTACGGCTCTCCGAGATGACTGCGCAGGAATGCGAAGAACACTGCATCCTGTTCCGCAGGGGCCCTCAGATTGACGAACAGTTCGCGCTTGAAGCCAGCGTCGTATCCGGGCCTCAGTTCCTGCACTCCGCCTCGCAGATGCGCTCCGATATAGGTTCCGTCTGGGGTTACTGCGTCGACGTGCCCGAGCTTTGATCCATACTGAGCGAGCCCGATGAGGCGCTTGAACAGCCCGGGCGGTTGCTCGACGAAGCGGAGAATCATTTCTCCCTCGCCCGTTCTTCGGCCACGCCCTCGGACTTCGAGGCAATCCCCTTCTGCTCTATCAATTGATCCATCCGGCTATTGATGGAAATGCGGATTTCCTGAACGTCGCTGTGCGTTCCGGCAATCGCATCAGCGTTCTTCTGCGACCTTGCCGCCGCCCGGCGATCTCCCCAGACTGTGCAAAACCAGCTTCCCAGAGCGGCGATCATCGCACCAAAAGACCCCATGGAGGTCAACGCCTGAGCATGTAGGTCGATCCATGCGATGATTGCTACCATCGCGCCAACCCAATGACGGCGAAGTATCCGTAGCCAAACGCAATCGCGCCGAAGAACCCGCTCCAGATGCTGGCCTGCTCGAATGGCGTGGCGTCCCAGCGGATCATGATTTCAGCGCATCCTCAACCGCGTCCCAAATCTTTCGGTTCTCCGGCGTCAGAAGATCGATACCGATCTCGTCGACCTCCTCTTTCATATAGGCCCTGACCATCTCCAGCGCCTTGCGCATCTTGTCGTCGCGCGGCGGAATATTGTAGTCCCCGAAGTTCGGATCGTTCGGGTCCTTGTGGAGATCATCGACCCCGGTAAACTTCTGCCGCTCTCGCTCCTCCCGAGCAACGTCATCCGCCCGGTAGGAGTCCGAGCCCTGCACATAGCCGCGGCCGGTAGGGCTTCCGCTCATGTCGCCACCTGCGGGCATAATTTGCGATATGTCAGTTCGTTCTCCAGCAGGCGCCGCTTTACGCCAGCCGGTGCCGAGATCGCGCCGTCGCCCTTCTGCACGATCACCTTGTCATAGACCTGACAGAATGAATCGATCTGCTCTGGTGTGCAGCTACTTGGGCTCAAGGCCACGGAGCTGAGCATCAACAGCGTCATCGGTAAGCGCATTCACTTGATCCCTTATGGCCTTGGCGGCTTGGGTTTTCCCGAGGATGGCTGCGGAAATCTTCGCGATCTCCGCATCCGTCCCGGCCTGGAATTGCTTCTGATCGTTCACCGCCCCCATGATCGCGTTGGCGAGTTTGAGAAAGAGAAGAACGATCTCGGCCCATGTGAACATCAGCCGCCCGACTTGGCGTTGGCCACGGCGGTCTGCACAGCGGGTCCAGCCGCTGCAGTGGTCTGCACATTGACGCCGGGCAGAGCCTGTGCGGATGCCGCGATCGCCGCAGGCCTATTCGAGACCCACGACCAGATCGCCGGTCCAATCGTCGCTGCACCACCTACTATCCACGCCCACGTTTCGCTCGACACCCAGCCCTTTGCGAGAACGAATCCGCCAAGAGCCGCAAGAATGGCGCGAATGATCCCAGTAATCTGCTCGCTCGTCATTTCTGTTCCTTCAATGCCGAGATACCGCTCGGCGTCGGATCATTCCCCGCAGCCACTCTAAGCGAGCCTGCATGGGAACTAATTTCTGGCGCTCTCGTCGGAGCCTGCGGCATGCTCAGCCCGGTCCTGGCATGTGCGCCAGCGAGGTTCATGGCCTGTTGTACCTGACCAAAAAACATCAGGCGCTCAGCCCTCCGGCGACGCGTAAGACCGTTCATTTGGTGGCCGGCTGCATGGTCGTATTGCAGCAACGTGCTCATGGCCGCCGCCGCGTTGCCCGCGTTGATCTTGTCGTCGATCGAGGATTTCGCGAGCGAGCCCGTATTGAAGTCGAAGGACACCAGCGCGTCGAACTGGGCCTGCGTCATCGGGACCTTGATGCAGCGTTCGACGTTGCGCTCCACGGCGGCGAGATCGGCGGCCAGGATCGCGTCGCACTGCGCCTCGGTGATGATCTGTCCGCGGGAGACGTGCGGAGGCCCGGCGGCCGAGGTATGGCCGTAGCCGATCGTCAGGACGCCGGTCCCGTCATCGTAGGTATGAAGGAATTTGCCCTCGAATGCCTCGATGAAGGCGCGGCCGTTGTCGGAGGTTTTCATGACGGAACAATGCGTTCCATCACGTCGGGGCAGCAACGCACGCCTAGCTGGCGGGCTCCGTCAGGGCATCAGCGCGTTGATCGCCGGCGCCAGACATGCCGCCATGTGCTGATGTCCGAGAGCGTTCGGATGCACCGCATCAGCATAATCGGGCCCGGGGTTGGTGTTGAGCCCAGGGAAGCTCGCGCAATCCACCACAGTCGCCCCTGGAACGCCGCTTCCGGTCAGCAGCGCGTCGATGGCGGCCACATAGGACTGATAGGTGGTATCCCGAGGCAGGACCGTGCTGACGACAACCCCCGATCCTGATGCCACGGACGACGTCGCCAGCGACTTGATGCCGTTGTAGACGACGGTTGGGCTGTTTCCCGCGAACGTGAACAGCAGGTTGACCGCGCTGGTCGTGGAGGTGGCGTGGTCGATCGTAATGGAATTCGCCGTCTTGCTCTGAATTGTCGACAGTACGGATAGCCCGGGCGAGTAGACGAAATCTCCGACGCTCAGATCAGCCGTCGAGGCGATGTTGTCGATCAGGGTGTTGGAGTGCGTGTTGGCCGTGCGTGGCGGGGGGCCGATCAGCGCATCATTGCCCCCGCCATGAATGACCACCACGCGCCCCAATTTGCTTTGCGGGACCTGGAGCGGAACAGTTGTCGGAAAGAGCCCGAGCGTCGAAGCGTAGGCCACGACGGCGGCCGGGTTGTTGGAGATGGTAGACCCTGGTATCGCGTTGTTGACGATCCGTGTCGTGGTCGGGTGATTGAGGAGCGCCGGCAAATACTGGTCGTAACCAAAGATCCCCAGCGTCACATAGCCGGCTGCGATCGAATCGCCGAGGATGGCAACCATGTAGCTGTTGAAGTTGGTTACGCTTGGATTGATCGAAAAGCGCGCCATAAGGGCTGCGCGCGCGACCGCCGCCTGAGCCTCCGACAGCTCGGAATTCCAGAGCATGAAAGCAGTCATTTGACCGTCGAACGAATGGCCATTCGCGCCAGGCGTGGAGGTCGCCAAGGCGCCGATCCGCAAAAACCCGACGATATCAGTGAGGCTCGACCGCGCAGCGGTTGATCGCACTTGCTCATTCACGTAGACGCGGGTTCCGTGTGAGCCGGACGTGATGGTGAGCACCTGCGGATTGACCGGGACCATGTAGCCGGGGGACTGAAAGTCAAATGCTCCGCTATCCGTGACCTGCCATGCGCCCGGCCCCGAGGTCGTCGCGCCTGCCTGGCTTTGATTGTTCACCGCCGCGAGCGACGTCCCGTCCGCTTTATAGAGATTGGCCAGCGCTCCGCTCGAGAACCCGCTGGCCTGATTGTAAAACTGCGATGATGACGGCACGACCACCGCCATGATCGTCCAGGTATTTCCGACGATGGCTTTTGCAGAGATGTTGGCCGTCTGCAGCCAGTAGATCGCGCCAGACTGCGAACCGCCCTGAAAGATCAGCGACCGAGCGCCGCCGATCGACAGGTTCTGAATGCTTGGAGATTCCAGCGCCGTACCCTGCAGGGAAAACCCGGTCCCCATCTGGTCGTTCCATGCGGAGACTTGGCCGACGGCGCCAGCCAGGAACGTATCCAAGGTCGTCGTGTCGAGCTTATCTGCGACAAAGCCGATGCTTTGGCTCACCGTGCATGACGTCTTGCAAGCCGTCATCGCGGTGCTGGCATAGGTCGACCGCAGCTTGACGGTCCCATAAGCGAACATCGGCTGTGGCGAGATGTCGGCCGGGTAGAGCGGGCCGGAAGATGCCGCGCCAACCGACAGAAGTAGCATAAGCATGGCCGATGCGATTTTGTTCATTTAGAAAGCTCCAGAGGCATGAAGTTTGCGGGCGATCAGATTGCCGGCCCATGCCGCCCCGCCGCCTGCAATTCCACCACCACAGACGCCAGATCCTCCAGTTAGGTGCGAGGAAGGGAGCAAGCGGCAATCGATGTTGAACGGAATATTCGTGTCGAAATCAGCTCCGTTAAATATATAGTTGCTGGGGTCAACCAACGCGAGCTGGGCCGCGCGCACCGCGGGGCAGAACGTGGGCGATCCTCCGCTGATCATATAGCCCGTTTCGAGCGTGATAATCCACGGTACGGTTGATGGAAGCCCAGCAGCCCGCGCATTGGCGATGACGGCAGTCACCGCGTTGAAATAATCCGTCTGTGTGGTGCCGATCTGGCAGTCGCTTTCCCCCTGTCCCCAATTGACCGCATTTGGCGTCAGACCATGCGCGATCATGCTGGCAATGACACCCGCGAGATGCGGAGCCAACACGCCGCCAGTGCCCCATGGCGCCGCCAGCGACCCGCCGAACGAGATCGGTACGAGAACGATCTTGTTGAAATGGATCGTCGGATATTGCGCCCAGATCCTTTCTGCTACGAATCGGGCCACGTTGTCACGGCACTGCGTCGCATCAGGGTTGAGACATACCCCGACCGTCATGTTTTTCGGGCTGACCGTCTGTGACGTGCTGATGGTGTAAGTCCCGGTCCCACCCGTTCCCGTTCCAAATGCCGTGATGGTGCTGGTCGTGACTCCGGCCCCCATCAGCGTTTCGCCTACCGAAAGATTGCTGGTCGTCGAATAGACGGTAACTGTGGTTCCTGAGATCGATGCGATAATCGAGGATTCGCCGGCATCGTTCAGGGGACCGAGCAGGCGAGGACCATCCGCATAGAGCTTGCCATCATAAGGATCGTAGTTGCAGATTTGCGCGGTATGCGTTGGCGTCGATGTCCCGTTGACATTGTTGCCAAGTAAGCTTTGCCCGACCATCAAAAGGATCAGGGTATCCGCATCTGGCGTGAACCCGCATGGTGCCTTGCCAACCGGGTTTTCGCCGCAACAGTCAACCCCGACATACGACCCTGGCTGGTTGCCACCATAAACCGAAGTATAGACAGTTGAGGCAGGAACTGTTGCGACTTGAGCCACGGAAGATGCGCAGAACAGCGCAAAGCAGCACGCAATCAGCAAACGCATCATGGTGGTCATGGAGCCACCCTGTATCCAAAAACTTTAATTGATCCCGTCGAAATATTGCCAGACGACATCTGGAAGCGCATGCGAGTGACCGCTCCCTGTCCTCCGTTCCAAAACCCGCCGGCGATTCCGTTCGCAATTACGGTGCCGCCCGAAGAGAGCCATTTTCCCAAACCGTCAACGTACTTGTTCACGCTCGTGGAATTGACATTGTGAACGGTTATGACAGAGCTGTACCCCTTGCCAGCTATGTTAGACAGAGTGCTTGCTGTCGTGAGATCAATTGCTGTAGTCACAGCAGATGTATTTAGATACGTAGTTGATTGAAATGTCCCCCCGCTTTCCACGGTGGTATTGAAATTGACGTTGTCCGTGACGGGAACGATGTTGTCACAAACGAGCATGTAATCGTCAAAAGATGCCGTGAAGGCGCTCGTTGTGAGAGTTGCTGAGTTGCTTGCCGTCAGTACTTCAATCAGAACCATGCCTTGCTGCGTCAAGGTACGAACCTGCGCACCCGTGCAATCGGTCGAGATCGCCACACCGCCAGTCGTATTGCACTTGATGGATGTCGCCGCCATTGTGCCATCGATAGCGGCCGCCCCAACCACGGCCGGAGTGATGGCGAGATTTCCCGCAGTCGTTGCTATCGTGGGATTGCCGCCGTTGCTCCCGGTCAGCGTGACCTGACGGTTCGCCGATGCGGTATGAACAACCTTGACCTGATCGGCGTTGCTGTTGGTCGTGAACGCCATTCCAGCCGTGCCGGGCGTAGTGAGATGGGCAAGTGACCCACCAGCCTGGCCCAGGGTGAGCGTCGGACTACTGTCGTTCAGAATGAACGAATTGTTGTAGAGTACGATCGCGCCCGAGCTGAGGTTGCCCAGGCTGATGGTACCGGTCCCAGCCGCATTGATCCGCAACGGGACGTTGGTTTCGCCGATGGCAAAAATGTCCACGCCGTTGCCGGCAGAATTGCTCGTAACGTTGATCCCGGTAATGCTGCTGGCGGTGAGATCATTCACCGAGAGCGCGGGGGTCGTCGTTCCATTTTGCCCGACGGCCAGCGCATTTACGCTGGTCGCAGTGACTGTCAAAGCGCCTGTGAAATTAGGCGTGGAGATCGTCGGACCGGTGGCGCGCACGACATTGCCCGTGCCAGTGGTCGTGGCGAATGTCGGTTGTCCGTCATTGCCGATGCCTGACAGGACGCTGTTCGACGACACCGGCGCGGAGAAGATGGCGCCGAGCGTCGTGGTCGACGGGTTCGGTAAGTCAGTCCCGACGATGGCGCGGAAGGCCAGCGGCCCGGCCGTGGCGCCGGTCGACCACAGCGGCAGCGACGTTCCGCTGGCTGCGGTGAGTCCCGTGCCGCCGTTCACAACCTGCAACGGCGAGGCCAGTTGGTTCAGCAGGGTCGCGAACGGGATGGCCTGGCCGGGTCCGCTGTCGCCCGGGGCCGCGCCGAGGCGCCCATAGACGGTATGATAGGGAAGGACCGCCGGGGCGGATTGGGCGGCGGCCAACGCCGGCTGCAGGCAGAGGATGGCGGCGCACAGGCGGAGGATGTTTTTCATGCCGGAAACCTGCGGATCAGGCAGGCCCCCAGCAACGCACCTTCAGGGCTCGGTCGGCATCGGCGTCCTGTCGCGCGCGAACCGCGCCCGCGCCTCCGGCGAGGCGGTGCGATAGAAGTCCTGCAGTGCCTTGGTGCCGATCCGGGTTGCCGGATTGAGCGTCGTCTTGACCACCCAGCGCTGATAGGACGGGTCCATTCCGACCTCGGTCATCTTCTGCTGCGCGCCGGCGATATCGCCGCGCTGGATCTGGCGCCGAACGTCGGGCATGGCCTGCTGCACCCTGAACTCGAACTGCGCCTTGTTCGCATACATCTCGCCGACGGCCGGGCCTCCCGGCGCGCCCTTGGAGAACGTCACGCCAGCGAAGGGGCCAAGGGCCTGCAGCGCGTTGACCTTGGCGTCGCCTTGGCCGGTGACGAGATCGCGGACCGCGCCCATCTGCCCCTCGGGCAGCTGTGAGCCGGCGATGTGGCGGGCGATCCGGCCGAGATTGGCGAGGTAGCGGGCGGGCGTGTCGGCATCGGGATCATAGACCTTGCGGCCGAACCCTGCGTCGTTGCTCATGATCTGCCACGCCGGCCGCGCGATGGTGCCGAGCTTGCGCCGCATCATGTCGAGCGGCCCGGTCATGTAGCCGGCGAACTCGTCGCCGATCTTGCCGGCGGGGTTGCGCGCATAGATCGCGGTGCCGTCCTTGGCATAGCCGATCCTGATGCGGTCGCCCTTGCCCGGCTCGTTCTCGGATGTCGACGACAGGTCGCCCAGCAGCTTCAGCGGCTGGATCAGCTCCAGTGGGTGTTCCTTGACCGCCTGCATCTTGTTGGCGAAGCGCTCGGCATAGCCGTGCATCTCCTTGTCGAGCGACGAGTCGCCCCACATCACATTCATGGCGTTCTGCAGCAGCGAATTGCCGACGTACATCAGCCCCATGTCAAGCGCGACCACGGACATGGCCTTGCGCCGCGCCATCGACTTCGCGTATTTGACGGCATCCTTTGTAGTCATGATATCGCGCAAGTCCTCTCCGGTTTCCGGAAGCTTTTTGTCGGCCATTTCCTGCCGTGAAAAGAAGTTTCCACCCTTATCTGAGAACCCGTCTTCCAGATGCTCCCCGCTGCTCACGTCTGCAAAAATGTCTAGGCCCTTGCGCTCGGCAAGGTCAGTGTGAATCTCTCCCTTCTTGCCGCTGATCACTTCGCCGGTCGGCTTTCGGAAGGCGACAGTATATTCTGGAGCCGCATCGATCGATCCCTTGCCGAACCCGGCGTCGCGCTCGATCTGGGCAATCACGTCCTTCGGCAGCCCGGTGAACACGTCCTTGAGCACGCCGAGGTTGCCCATAGTGAAGGACCGCGAGAACAGCAGCATGTTCGCGACCTTGGTGGCGCCATCGCTCATCGCCTCCTTCGGCAGCGCGCCGGCATAGCGGTTCGCCCAATGTGCGGCCATGCGGGCGGAAGTCTGCGGATCGATCCCGTGCGCGATCGCGTCGGCGCGGAAGTTCACATAGAGCCCCATCTGCAGATCGGCGACACGGTCCCACAGCAGCTTGTTGTGCCAGAAGTCGCCGGCCTTATCGATCGCCGTCTTGACCGCGGTGCCGGCGCCCTCGTCGAACAGGCCGGGCACGAAGCCGAGCACCTTCGCGGTCCAGGAGCGGCCCGGCGTCAGGTCCGGCGATTCCATGACCGAGGTGATATCCTGATTGAAAAAGCGGTGGCCGATCGGGACCAGCCCGGCGTCGATCGCCTCATGCATCAGCGGAACGTTGTTCTTGGCCCGGTTGCCCTCGAAATAGACCTTGAACGTCACGACCTTGCCGGGCATCGCCGGCAGCGCGCGGCCCCACTCCACCGCGTTGTGGATCATCGGCGAGTTCATGATCAGGGACATCGTCTTGCCCTTGAGCGCCATCGCCGCGCCGTAGAGCGGGCCCGACTTCTGGCTGAGCACAGCGCGCAGCGGGCCCTCGAAATCGCCGTGCACATAGAGCGGGACCTGCTCGAAGATCATGTTGTCGTTGCCATCCTTGAGCGCGACCCGGTTGCCCTCCGCGTCCTCCCCGATCTTCGGCCGCCACGTCCGGAACGACGGGTGGTCGAGTGTGAACCATTTCACATCGCCGCCGGCCGGGATCGCGCCCTCGCTGACAGTGTCGGTACCGGTCTGCTTGCCGTATTCGCGGATGTTGTTGATCAGGGTGCGGCCGGCGATGGCGTCCTCGAGCTGTGAGACCGCCAGCGGCAACACGCGGATGTCGCGCGCGAGCATGGCCTGGTCGCCGTATTTGGCCTTGGCGGCCGCCTCGGTGTCCTGCGCCTCCATGTATTTCCGCTTCAGCATGTTGCCGGTGCGGGTCTTCAGGTTGTAGCCCTTGCCGTCGAGCGCGGTGACGGTCTCCTTCGCTCCGGTGCCGACGGTGTTGATGATCATGCGCGGGGTGTAGGCCGGCAGCCCTTCGCCCTCGACCATGCCGGCGTCGCGCGCGCGCACCCATGCGTTCTGGGCCCGGGTCTGGAGCTCGACCACCGCGGCGCGCTCCTCCGGCGCCAGCGTGGCCAGCCCCTGGTGCTCGCGCATGTGCGCGGGCTCGCCGAGCTGCAGCGACATGCTTTCCTCGTCCGCCGCCGTCCACATCCGGGCGCGCTGTTCGGGCGTGAACCGGTCGGCGATGTCCTTGTCCGTCCGCGACCAGTCCCAGCGGTTGCGCCGGAGCGAGCTGGCGAAGTCCTTGGCCATCGCCATGCTGTCGCGGGTGCCGGTCGCCATCGGCGCGGTCAGCATCTGCGCGTCGCGGCCGATGTCGAGCAGGGTCTCGCCAGCCGACTGCAGCGCCGCGGCGAGCCGGCCGGGCGGCCTTAGCGGCTGTACGGCGGGGGAGACGTCGGGCGGGTCGGTCGCGGCGGCGCCGAGGTCGCCGGGCTTGCCGCCGGTCTCGGTCAGCAACTCCTCCTCGGCCAGGGGAAGCTTCACCTCCTCGCGCGCCGCCGTGATCTCGTTCTTGATGAACGCATCGGCCTGCGCGTCGTGCACGGCCTCGGCGGGGTGGATGCCGTCCTCGCTCCACATGCGCTTGAGGTTGGCCTCGGCGTGCGGCGATTCCATCACCTTGCCGGCGGTCGCGAAATCCTCCGGCCGCGGCAGCCCGCCGATCGGCTGATCCGCGACCCCGGCCGGGGTTGCGGCGGGGCGGGAGAACCGGCCCATGCCGCCCTCGATCATCGCCCAGTTGCCGGCGTTGATGACCTCGTTCTTGGCGCGGTTGGCCATGCCCTGCGAGCCGCCGAACTCCTCGACCACCTGCCCCATCGCCCCGCCAGCGCCGTGGATCGCGCCAGACGTTGCCCGGGTAATCGCCTGCCAGAGCTGCGCCGTCGGCATCAGCACCGCCTCGTTCAGCGTCTGGATCGGGCCGCCGCGGCCGCTCGCCGGGTCGTGGAACACGCCCATGTCGACCAGATGGTTCAGGGTCTCGTCTTCCAGCCCGGTCGGCGTGGCCTGGCCCATGCCTTCCTTGCCCTCCTTGATCGCGGCCTGAGTGATCCGGGTCAGCGCCTGGCCCGCGCGCACGCGGTCGAGGAACGCCTCGGGCACGGTGGTCTGCAGCGCGTCCGGCATGCGGTCGCCGAACACCTGGTCGTCGCTCATCTCCTTTTGCGGGCCGAAGACCTCCGCATCGGACAGTTCGGTCATGGCTTCACCCAGCCGGTGCCGGTCCACTTCATCTTTCCAAGCGGCGTCATGTAGCTGTTTCCGGCGGTGCGCGGCGCGTCACGCTCGATCGGCTTCTCCTCGGTCGTGATGCTGATCACCTTGCTGTCGTCCGCTGTCAGGTTGACGCTCTTGCGCGCCGCGACCTCCTTCAGGTCAGACGTCATGTCGCCCTGGTATTTCTGGATCAATGCTGGCTTGCCGACAAAATATTCGCTGGTCGGGTCGTAGGCGAGATGCGGATCCAGTCCCTTGCTGCGCAACTGGGCCTCGACGCGGCGCGCGTACATTTCGGCGTTGTAGACCTTGGTCGAGCCGAGTTGCGGCGAATAGGCGTTATCGATCGCACCGGCATACTGCTTGAAAAACAGATCGCGATCCTTGTTGAGCAATTCTCCGTCGGGCGTCTTGGCCTGCGCGTATTCCTTCTGCAGAAAGTTGAAATCCGCCGTGGTCAGCTTGTTCTCGCCATAGGCCTTGTAGATCGCGTCGTTGCTGTCGATCTTGCCGGCGCGCATGTCCTTGATCAGGCTCATGGTTGTTTCATGTGAAACAGGCGCAAGAGGCTCCGGTTTGCCGAGCCGCGCTGTGATCCGCTCGCCGTTCTCCACCATGGATTTCAGCCGACCCGGCTCGAGCTGCGCGCCCGGCATCTGGCCGATCTTGCGCACGTTCTCCCAATAGTCCTTCGGCAGCGTCGGGCTTTCGCCGGGATTGGCCGGCGCGGTGGAAAGCTCCAGCTTGTTGGCCGCCTCGTGAAACTCGTTCTTGGCGGTGTAGTCCTGCATCACCCGTGCATTGCGGGCCTCGCTCTGCGCCAGCCGCTGGTTCGTCTTCGCGTAGTTGATGATGGTCTTGGCTTCGGTGCCGTCGATGAACTCGGCATATTTGCCGCTGTCGAGGATCTTCTGCGCCTGCGCCGGATTTTTCTCCGCGATCCCGAGCATGAACGATTTGACGACCGCGGCCTTGCCCTGCGTGGTCAGTTCGGATTGCACGCGCGCGGCGGTCGCAGCGTCCATCGTCGGGCTCGACCCGACCATGTGCGTCACGGCGGAATCGACCGACTTCAGCGCGATATCCAGCGACGACGGGTCATTGCGCACCGTCGACGACAGCGTGTTGATGGTCGAGGTGACGTTGCGGTGCGCCGCGATCCCCGCCAGCGTCGCCTGGTCGGCTGCGGTCTTGGTGGTCAGGTGGCTGTAGATCTGGTCGGTGAAGTGCTGCGCCCATGCTTGGCTGTTCTCGGTCGTGAAGCCGCCCTTGAACTGGTCGATCGCCGGCCGAACGGTCTCCTTGAGGAATTTCTGCCGCGTCGCCGGGTCGTTCGGATCGGCGGTCTTCGCGGTCTCGTTCCATTTCTGGTCGAGCGCCGAGAGCAGGTCGGCGCCGGCCGGCGCGCCCGCGCTGATCTCCTTGTGATCCTGGTATTTCAGATAGGCATTGCCCGCCGTCTCGATCGATGACGACACGTCACCGCCGATCGATTTCCACATGTTGCCGATGTCGGTGCCGAGCCGCGAGGTCTCCTGTCCCAGCTCCTGGGTCGCGCCAGCCACCTGGTTGTAGAATCCGCCCACCCGGCGCGCCGCACCAGCCGCCGCATCCGTGCCCAGAGAGGACGGATTGAGGCCCAGATTTGGCGTGTCGAATTGCCTGATGTTGGCGATATCCGCCTCCTATAACATTGCGATCATGGCCACGGTCTCGACGCCTTTGATTGCACTGGAGAAAAACTTCCCCATGCCGGCCGTATCCGCGGCGCTCTCCGTGTCCTTCGCCAACTGGTCGGTCTGGTTGGCGATATCCATTTCGCCGGCCGCCGCCATGCGCGCGGCGCCCGACATCAGCGCATAGGAATCGGCCTGTTCCTTGTAGCCGGCCTCGGTGATCAGGCCCTGCTGCCCCATCACGGCGCTGGTGAGCGCGCCCTGGGATGCGCTGTCGCGCATGATGTCGAGTGCCGACCCGGATTGCGCGAAGCCGGCACCAGCCACGTCCGCCTGCTGCCCGCCGATCGTCTGGGTGATGCTGCGCTGCAACTGCGCTTCCTTGATCGCGGTCGATTCCTCGGTGAACCGCGCGTTCTTGGTGGCCAGTTCGCCGGCCAGATCGTATTCGCTGGCCTCCGCCAGGTCGCCTTGCGCCTTGAGGCGCAGCCCGGCGGCCTGCAGGTTCAGGCCCTTGGCCTTCAGCGCTCCCTGCTGCATGTCGCCGATGCCGCCGAAAAGGTCGTTCACCGCGGCCCCTGCGGTGTCGAAAATCGAACCTGTAGCAGAGGACATTGCCATGGCTACTGATCCTGCGTTGCGATATTGCCGCCGACGGCAACGACGTTTGCCGGGAACGGCCGCGAGACGCGCCAGCACATCATACCGTCGTAGGTGTAATCGTCCTGCGAGGAATCTTGCGCAATCCCGGAGTAAGGCTGCAGCGGCGTGTAGGATGTGCCGTCCGGTCCCTCCAGCGCCACGGGCAGCATGTTCGTGAACGACGTGCCGAACGACAGACCGATCGTGTTGCTCAGCAACATCGAGAAGCGGTGGACGCGGCGCAACTCACCCAAGGCCGGGCCCTGGCGCGCACCGGTGTCGGCCACCGCGATCGGCCGCACGAGTTGCCCGTCGCTGTTGTAGGTGAATCCAACGACGATCTGGCTCAGCGGCAACGCGGCGGCGAAGTCCGAGGTGAACAGGCCCCGGCCGGGTCCGGCCGAAATGCTGTCGCCATAGGGCACCGTGATCGAACCGTTGGCGACCGTGAAATCAGTGAAGCTGGCCGGGCCGCGCCCGCGATCGCCGAGGTCGAGCCCGCCGGCAAATATCTGCACGGTCTTACCGTTGAGGTGCCAGAGCCCGTTGATGGTCAGGCTGCCATACGGTGCGGTGCCGGTCGGCGCCAGCGTCGATACCACCGACGTCGGGTTGACCGCGTCGTCGAGAAACCACGCGGTCGCCAGCGGCATCAGCTCGTCGGCGAAATCGGTCATGATCTCGACATGACGGACGTTGCTGACAGCGTCGTTGGTCACCATCGTGAGCGCGTCCAGCATGCCCGGCGCGCCGCCGCCGCTACCTCCGACCGACGGGCCAGACGAGATGCTTTCGACCAGCCGGCCGGAGCCGAGGCCATGGCGGTGCCACGCATAGAACGTCGGCGGCTGCGCGCTCGCCAGCGAATCCCGCTTGTAGGTAATGCCGAACAGGCCACCGGCTACATCGCGCCCCCAGACGATCGGCGTCACCGCGGAGGTATAGGCAAGCTCCGCCATGATCGCGTGCGTAATGTGCTGGGCCTTGTCGGCGAGGTTTGGCGCCGAGAATTTGCCAGAGAACACATCCGGGAAATATTCCAGCAGCTTTTGCCCGTAGCGCTGCACGAACATCGTGGTGTGCTCGGCGCGCACCGGCGCCATGTTGGAGCTGCCGTGCTTGGTGACGTTGCGGGCCGAGATATTGAGCGGCGAGATCGAGCCCGCGGTCGGTGCCTGCACCAGCCACTCGCCGGCCTGCGTCCCCATCTTGATGCCCTGCAGATCGGGGTCCATCCACAGGATCTTGTTCACCCCGTCGGAATTGAAGGTATAGGAGATCGCCGACGCCGCCGTGACCACGCCGAACGGATCGGTCGGCGCGAAGTTGACGGAGCCGCCCGTGATGCCGTTCGAGACACAGGCATCGAAGCGATTGCCGACGGCACCGCCGAGGTAGAGTCGCCCATCATTGTAGACCCCGCACGTCGGCCATCCCGTCGTATTGGAATAGACGCCGAGCCTCCACGTCTGGATTGCTGTAGTGTAGAGCAGCGCGGGCCCGAGAATTTCGACGTTGACCGCAACCGAGGCCGAGGCACTGGTCGTGGCCGCCAGAAATTGAACCTGGGAGATGATCGTCGAAATGTTGAACGCCACGCCGCCGCCAAGCTGATCGACGATCACCTGGAGCACAACCCATAGATAGCGGTATGCCGTTGTCGTATCGAGCGATACGATGGTGACGGGGCCGGTGCCTACCGATTGGTTCAGCGACCGCGAGTTTGACATCGTAATGCCACCAACGGCGCTGACGCCCAATTGCGTCCCATTTAATGGATTTGCGCCCGGTGCCGAGTTGGAGCCGAATAGGCGGGCCTGGACGGTGACGTTCGATTTGAAATTGGTGATCGTTCCGCCCGTCACCACAACCGCGCAGAATGCTAAATCAGTGGACGGAAAGATGGTCGCGCTTGATATCGCATATGAATTTGGTGCACTGGCGCCGAAGTCCTCACCGACAAAAGAGTTGATCGAGAAATTGAACGACGACAGCCCGACGAAATCCCTCTGCGATGACGTCGCGGAATTCTTGCTGATGATGCCGTTGAACGATGCGGATAGACCCCCATTCACGGTCATGTCGCCGACATAGGCGACGCCGGCCGGTGCCGACGGGACAAACGACGCCAGCGACACGATCTTGCCCCATGTCCACAGCGCCGCGCCAGATGGCACGATTTGCCAATTCGTCAGGTCGGAGCCGGGCGGGTGTCCGGTATTCGCTCCTACAAGGGATTGCCAATAGACCGCCGTTCCTGGCAAGCCGCTCGGGCTATACGAAACAATCGCGCCGAGACCGTAGACGCTGGCCAGCGTCCATGACGCTGGCTCGGAAAACAGCCGGATCAGACGACCGATGTCGGTCGCAACAAACCCTTTCCCGCTATTGATCGCGGCGCCCGCAGATGTGGTAGCCCACTGCGTCGGACTTATCGCCGGCGTATTGTTGAAATTTTGGTCGACCAGAGAAATATAGTTGATCGCCGCAGATGTCACGAAGGCACCGAGCGCATAGGCCTTGGTCGCGTCGTAGGCCTGGAATGCCACCGTCAGCGTGATGATCCCGGTCTTTGCCGACGGCGTGACTTGCGCACCATTGATTGGCGGGTCGAGATATGGACCGTCGCTTAATATTGCGGCGGCCAGCGCAAACACCGGATTGATGCCAGGCGCCGGCAAGGTCGGGATGGTGAGAATTTGCGGCGTAGAGCTCGCCGACAACATGACGTCGGTGGTCTCGGCCTGCACAGCCCGGATATCGGTCCACAATGAACCGATATATGGTGACACGAGCTCGTGCACCTTGGCGACCGTGGCGCCGGCCGCGAGCGCGCCAAGCGTGGCACCGTTTATGGCCGCCCCGGTGATGGCGTCTGCAAGCGCAAAATGAGTAGTGTCGATCTTGGTCGCGGTGAATTGCCGGTTCTCCAGCAACGGAGTGGAGTTGCGGGGAAACACCAGCGTGTCGCCGGTCGCCCATGTCACGGCGGCTGTGGTCTGAACGACAGCCGGATTTGCGGCTGAGACCGCAACCACGACCTGCGCATCGTTGGTGGTGACCAGAGAGCTTCCGGAGCGGAAGCGGATAAACCCGTCAGTGAACTCGATCGTGACCGGCGTGGACTGCGCGAAGTCAAACGCGATGGTGCGACCGCGTCCGCCGCGGCGAGTATGACCCGCATAGGCCGAGCCGGGCCGCCGCGTCCATGACCCGATCTCGACCGGGAAGGCGTTGAAGCAGACGTTGAGCGAGGTGCGATAGTCCGGCTTGTCGAAGCGGCCTTGCGCGAACTGCGAAATCTCGCCGCCGAGGAAATTTGAAATATCGAATGAGGCGTTTCCCATGAGGCTATAGCCTCACGGTGATCAAATCGTCCTGCGGCGAATCTGCCCAGCCGTCCTCGATGCCGTCGAAGGTGGCAGCCTCCTGCTTCCACTCGTTGTAGATCTTGGCCATGAGCTGCAACTGGCCCTTGTCCTGGGTTATGGTGTCGCAGATCGCGTATCCGATGCGCACCGCGACGCTTTCACAGAACAGCGTGTGCATGCGCGACACGTCGGTGATGTTGGCGACGAAGCGCAGCGCGATCGGCCCGGTGTCGCCGGTGATGATGAACTCGCCCTCGATCAGCCAGTCGTCGTAGCCGATGTTCGTCGGCCCACCGACCCGTCCGATGCCTGACTTCGGGTTCTGCGGCGCCTTGCGCAGATAGCCGGCCGGCAGCAGGAAGGCGTTGCGCGTCGAGTTCTGCGAGACGGGACCGGAGCCGAGCGGATAGACGATGTTGAGCGTCGACAGCGCGACGCCGGAGGGAAATTCCTTACCCCCGATCTGCAGCCATTTCGCCGAGCCGACACCGCCGACGAAGACAGACGTCCACGGGCTCAGCACCCCGGTGTTGGTCCAGCTTATCGGCGCGGTCAGGGTCGGGTCGTTTCCGATATTGCCGCCGGCGACCGAGGTATAGATCACGCCATCCGAGCCGGCGACCTGATTGCCGAGCGCGTAGGTCGTGGCGGGATTCCACGCCAGCGGCGCGGCCGACGGCGTGTTGCCCATGTTGAGGTCGATCAGGCTCATGTAGGGCACGCTGGCGAGCGTCACGACCTGGTTCTTGAAATAGACCGTGGTCGCGCTGTAGGGCGTTCCGGTCGCCGGATTGTCGGCGTTGGCCGATTGCGTCGACTGATAGACGCGATAGGTGCCGTCGCCCGGCGCGGTGTAGACCAGCTCGCCGTCGGAATAGGTCGTGGTCGCGTCGTACAGCGAGACCGAGAGCGGCCCGAAATAGGGCCGCCAGACCGTGGTCAGCAGCGGGTCAAAGCCGAGGTTGTTCGGGATCTTGGAGATCCACAGCCCACCGACCTGGTCCGCGACGATCGAGCCGACGAAATAGGTCGTGCCCGGCTGCCAGAGCGACGGGGTCAGCAGCATGGTGTTGACGTCGAGCGCGCGGAGCACCTGGCGGCGGATCGCGAAGGTCCAGTTGCGGCGCTGCAGCTCGGCCTCGCGCAGCTTGTCGTAGCAGGAGGAGACCTCCTTGGCGTTGCGGCTCTGCTCGGTGAAGCCCAGCACGGGATCGATCTGCTTCGCGCCAAGGTGCTGCAGCGCCCGATTACCGATGTCGGTGGGGGTCCGAAATGCCGTCATGCCGCGACGGTGCGGGCGGCATGGAACCGCAGCAACGCACTTATGACGGAATGCGGCAGATGTTGGCGAAGACCGCCGTAAAGGTCGCAATGACGAATTTGTATTGCCCGGGCGGAATGTCGATGACGATGAACCCCGTCACGGCGGCGAACGCGGTATGCACGGCGAGGAAGGTCGAGCCGTCCGGTCCCTGCATCTGCAAGCCCATGGTCCCGGCGCCGGTGGCCTTGGCGGTGATCGCATACTTGCCGCCACGCAACTCGAACGCCGCCGTGGTGGCGCCGATGTTGGAAAACGATACGGATTCCGTTGAGTTCGGCATGCTATTTCATCTGCCCCGATGCGATGTTCAGGACCTGGGCGACGGCGGATTTGAGCAGGTTCAGCGTGGTGAACTTCGCCGAATCGAACGACAGGGTGAGGTCGCCCGATGCCGCCGCGCCGGGCGCGACGACGTGGCGATGATCGGCGTTATCCGCCTTCTTCGCCGCGCCGGCATCGACCGTGACGTTGATGAACTGGTTCTGCGCCATCCATCAATCCACGTAGCGCAATTCGCAGGACAGGGTCCCACCGGTGGTGACGGCAGTGGTGATCTTGACCAGGATGTCGAAATAGCCGCCGGGGTCCGACGTGAACTGCGTGGCGCCGAGCGTCACGAGGTTCTGCCACATCGGGATGTTCTGCATCGCGGGCGTGAACGTGCCCTGGAATGCGTTGGCGATGATCGGTCCGGCTGCGACCGTGGCGACCAGCGACTTGGCCGCGCCGAACAGCTTGTTGTCGACCGGGCCCGCCAGCTGCACGATGCCGCCGGCGAGCGCCTGCTGCGTTCCGTCCGTGGTCGAGTCCGAGAACGCGACGTCGATGTCGGCCGAGCCGGCAGTCGCGATCGCGCTGTAGATTTTGAGGTCCTTCACCTTGGCGTTGCTGGGGAAGCGGCACATCCGGTAGGTCGAGGTGGTGTCGTCGGCCGAGACCGGCGTGGTGAAGTCGGTCAGCACCTTCTCGTAGCCGGGCGCGCCCTCGCCGATGGTGTTGGCGACGACGGGGGTGGCGTCGAGGTTGGTGATCGCAAGCGATTTGAGGTTGTGGCCAGCCATGTGCTGATCTCCTTAGCCGGTGACGACGAAGCCAGCCGCGCTGACCTGTTGGGCGTTGTCGAAGAAGCGCTCGAATGCCTCCAGCGCTTTCATGATCTCCAGCTTGCTCGGGATGTTGGCCCCGGCCTGGTCGCCGACCCGCAGCTCGACGAAGGTGGTGCCGCTCGACGCGGCGCCCGTGGTGAAGTCGGAATACTTGGTGCCTTCCAGACCGCGGGTCAGGCTGACGAAATGATCGGCCATGTTGCGCTCCTACGGCGTCACGTCGGCGGCGGCGGAGGTGTCGGCGCACAACACCTGCAGCAACCGACCCGGCTCCAGCCGCGTCGCGCCCGACGACATCATGGTGTAGATCTGGTAGGGCAGGCCGGTCAGGTCCTTGCGCTGGCTGACGTCGTTCTGGGTGTCCTTCCAGATGCCGAGATAGAGGCCCGACTTCACATAGGCCATGTTCTGGCGCACGTTCGAGGTCGAGGTCAGGCGCTCCGAATACTTGATGTCGAAGCCGAGGAAGCGCGACACCACGCCGTCGGTCAGCACCGGGCGATCGTTGAACTCGGTCGAGACCACCTGCACCTGATTGAGCAGATCGGATTCGCCCTGGCTGTTGGTGATCCAGGTCTTGGCCTCGTCCTGCGGCACCTGGGCCTTGCGCAGGATGCGCTTGGCCTCGATCATCTTCGCGACCGTCAGGCCGGATGCCGCGCTCGATCCGAAGGTCGAGGCGATCTGCCAGCTTGCGGTGACGAAGGTCTCGTTGGTGAACGCGTTCGGGGTGTTGCCGTCGCCGAGCAGCGCGGTTGCAAACGCGGCACCAATGATGCGGTCGTCCCATTCGCGGGCGACAGCGGCGGCGGCGGCGGCAACTTCCTGAGAGGTCGGATCGATGGCGGTCTTCAGCTTGTCGAAGGTGTCGACCATCTGCTGGGCGTCTTTGTCGACCGGCAGCACCCAGCGCCGGGTGAAGTCGACATCCTGGCGCGCGATCGGCGAGAAGCGGCCCGCAGGCGTCTTCATCTGCACCGCGCCGGTGTACTGGATCGGCGAGGCCTGCTTGCCGACGTGATAGCCTTCCATGACGGTGCCGCGCAGCATCGATTGCGTCTGCTGCAGCTTGAGCACGAGCAGGTCGGAAAATTCGGTCGTAAAGAGTTTCGGAAGGTTCTCGGACATGGCTATCCCGCTTTCGAGGAAAAGGTTGAACGTCAGCGGCCTTGCCCATGCGATGAGATCGCTGGGGACCATCAAACTTCAGGCCTTGTCCTTTGCAGGGAGCCGTAACTTTTAGTCGGACCTGGCTTGTCCGCGAGGAGCGGGGTCAGGTCTTTACGAGCGGGAACGTGGCCCGCTCGTTTCTCGCGAACAACGCACTCTAGCGGCCGCGCAGGTCGATCATCTGGTCCTTCAGCGCAGCCTTGGCGCGATTGAAGCGCTTCAGCGCCTCCGGGTCGCGCATCTGCGCCGACTGAAGGCCGCCCTTCATCGGGTGCGCGCAAACATTGATTCCGGAGATCGCGCACTTGCTCTCGTTGCAGGCATCGCAGCACTCGCTCGGGCTGATGCCGGAGAACGGCGAATCGGCCTTCGCGGCCGGAGGTGGCGCGGCGCGGCGCGCGGCCTGCTTCTTCCGGGGCTTCTTCGCCGGTTTTTTCTTCGTGGTGATCTCGGTTTCGTGGGTTTCATCGGTCATGGTCATGCGTCACCTTCGATCATCATGTTCAGTTTTTTCCACTCGGTCTTGGCTTCGACGTCGCCGGCATTGAACCGCTTCACCCAGGCCGCATCGGCGAACAGCTCCTGCTTGCGCGACAGCGCACCCTCGCGGGTGGTGACGCGGCCGGAACCCGGAACGTCGTTCTCGACAAAGACGTCCTCGCGCCGCGCGTTGCCGATCTTGCGCAGCGCGTTCATGACCTTGGGATAACCCATCAGGTTTTCCAGCGTATCGACCGCTGCTGGATCGAGACCGAGCCGCGCGGCGCCTTCCTTGGCCTGTAGCAGGTTGAACCGATAGGTGGCGGAATCCTTGCCGCCCCAGTCCTTTTCCAGTTCGACCCTGGCCTCCCCGCGCGCGGCGGAGGCGATGGTCGTCTCCGTAGTCTTGACGCTGTCGAGCGCCTTGATGACGTCGAGCGCGACCGCGGGCGCGGCATCCTTGGCGATTCCGTTGGCATGGAAGCTGGCGCGCAGCGCATCGGCGAGCGGTGCCGCGATCGGCTGGCCCGCGGCGTCCTTGACCGTGGAGAAGTCGTAATCCTTGGCCTCAGCGGGCCAGCCCAGCCGCTGGCGGAATGCGGCTTTCTCGGCCGGTGTGGCATCGGCCTTCGGTAGCCGCAGGATCTGATCCGGCGGCGCGCCGATATGCTTTTCGAGGTTGCGGTACTGCTCGGTCAGCTTCGCGGCCAGTGCCTTCGGCGAGGTGACGTCGTAGCCCTTGTTCTGCCAGAAACCCAGCGTTTCCGGCTCAATGCCTTCGTGCCAAACTGGCGCATTTGCACCGGCCCCGGCAGCCGCGCCGGCAGATCCAGCAGCAGCTCCGCTGTTTCCAGCGGCAGAGCCGGCGCCGGATTCCTCGAAATGAAACCGCGGTCGACCGGTGTGATAGTTCAGGTAGTTCATGGCCTTGTGCTCCTAAGCGGGCGAAGCGGGCGGATTGTATTTCTCGACCAGTTGCTCCGGGGTCAGATCAAGATAATCACGAATACGCAGGTAAACTTCGCGGCGGCCCTCCAGCACGTTGGTCATGTCGGGCTCGCCGCGCACCATGCAGGTCTCGTTCGCGCGGCAGAAAATGCCGAGATCGAACATCACGGCCGCGCCGGCGCCGGGATTGTTGAAGGCCAGTTGGTAGGCGCGCTTGATCGAGGTCTGCAGTTCAATCGCCTCGGTTCGCGTCAGTCCTTCGGCTTGGGTCACATGCCACCCATGCCGGCCGGCTGCTGCTCGAGCGCGCCGGATTTCGCCGCGACCGCGCGCGCCTTGATGATGGCGGCCTGGGCCGGCGCAGCCTGGATCTGCTCCTGCCGCTGCATCGCCTTGGCGCGCGCCTGCGCCTTGGCCTGCATCGAGCGGGCGTCGCTCATCCACGCCTCCGGCGTGTTGTTGATGCGGGCGATCTCCGGAATCGCGGTCGGGAAGTCGAACGGGTCGAGCAGGCTCTGATCCTGCGTGACGTTGACCAGCTCGCGGACCTGCTCGACGGTGCGCAGGAAGCCGGCGGCCCGGCCCGCCGCGGCGGCGAGCGACAGCGGCGAGGTGTCGGTGACCTCCAGCAGCGCCAGCAGGTTGCGGCGCTGGCCCTGCGCGGCGTCGACCAGCGCGGGCGGGACGGGATCGACCATGCCCATATCGAACATCAGGTCGAGTTCGCGCGGCACGATCCCGCCGACATATTCGGTGTGCTGCCGGCCGAGCGTCGGCGCGACCAGCATGCCCTTTTCGTTGACCAGCTCGATGACCTGCGTCGCCGTCATGTTCGGATGGTCGGATAGCACCTTGAACAGGCTGACCAGGAACACGTCGTCGATCAGGCCGCGCTCCTCCTGCATCATCTCCAGCGTGATCTTGATGTCGCCGGTGGGCAGGGTGTGCACCAGCAGCTTGCCATCGGCGGTGACGCCGCCGCGGTTGACCGCGCCCGGCCGCATGCTCATGCCGACCACGCCGTCATCGGATGTCAGCAGCACCGGATCGGCGCCGCGGTGCCCGGACTTGAGGAAGATCGCCTTCTGCATGTTCAGCGTCTTCAGCGCCGCGAGCAGGATCTGGCCAGGGCCGCGGCCCTCGACCTCGCCCGGGGTCTGGTCGTAGCGGCTGACCGCATAGGGGAAGGTGCGATAGCCGCCCTCCGGCGCCATCAGGCAGTTGCCCTCGACCGAGACGTAATAGGACGAGAACGCCAGCGCGCGCTGGTCCAGCGCCTCCGGGTCGTAGTCCTCGGCGCGCGGCCGCACGCAATGCAGGAAATTGTAGGTCCACTGGCTGTCCTGCTTCAGCGGGGCGTGAAGCGCGGCTGGCAGGTTCTCGATGCCCCATTTCTGCACGGCCTGGTACGGCGTGAGCCGGAACCAGCGGATCATGCGGTCGACCTTGCCCTGATGGTTCTCGCCGAAATAGGTCTCTCCCAGCGGCACCGCCTTGTAGCGCAGGCCGCGGATGCCGCGGTCCCAGCGCCCGTCGTAGCGGTCGACGAACATGGTGGCGTTGCCGAACGCGCCGAGCGACTGGTAGTTGTTGTAATTCTGCGCCGCGAAATTGCCGTTCGCCGCATAGCGCAGCTTGAACATCCGCCGCGTCGTGGTCTCCAGCCACAGCCGCACAGCGCGGTCTTTCATCAGCGCTTCGTCGCAGGACAGCCCGTGCCATTGCTGGTTGCGCGGCGTCACCAGAGAATCGGCGATCGCGCAGAACCGGTGCAGCGCCAGCGAGCCGGTGGAGTCGACCTGCTGCTGCGTCTTCTTCTGGCCCGGGTAGTTGTAGTTCGTGTAGAAGAACGTGTTGCGCGAGGTCGGCAGCAGCAGTTCTGAAACTTCCTCCCACTGTCCGGCGAAGGTGTTGCGGCGCAACTGGTATTGCGCGAACTCGCGCTGGATGCCCTTGACGATCTCGGTCTCGCGATCGGTGATGACCCGGGGCCGGATCTCGGCGGTGTCGGTGTAGGGGACAACGCTGGTCGCGGCCATCAGCGTTCCTCTCTGAGGATGTCGTAAAGCGCCGATTCTGCAGCTTCTAGCGCGGCCTGGGCCTTGCAGCGTCCCTCGATGTCGCGCGGATCTGGGCGCGTCGGCGGATAGGTGGCGGCGGCCCATGCGGCGATGGCGGCGCGTAGCCGCCTGTTTTCTTCATTGGCTTGTTCGAGCGTGACGGCCGCCATCAATGCACCGTCAGGCGTTTGGCGTCCGGGTCCTTCGGGTCCATCAGCGGATCGAGGCGGCGGTCGGCGACGACCCAGCGCTGCACGCAGACGAACAGTTCGCGGCGCTCGTGGTCGGCGAGCTTGAGCCGATCGGCGAGGCGCCGGAAGTCGTCGCGCAGCGCCACCTCGTTGCGGTACAGCACAAAATCCTTCTGGATCTGGCCACTCTTGCCGATCCGGTTCGCGACCACGGCGCCGATCTTGTCGACCCGGCCCGCGGTGCAGAGGAACGGCGCGGTGATCGAGCGGAAGCCGGGATAGACGACCTCGAGCAGCACCGGCATGGCGTCGTCGTAATTGTGCGCCAGCACCGAGAGCAGCACCTCATAGGTCTTGCCCTGCGCCGCGACGAGGCCGCGGGCCTGCCAGGTATCGGCAATGTCGAAGGTCAACAACTGCGGATCAATAACCCTGACCACCCATGCCTCCAAACAGCGCGCCGGCCGCGAGCGAACCGCCCGGTCCGAGCTTCTGCATCTGCGACATCTGGGCCATCCGCTTCTTGCGCTCCTCCTCGGTCTCGCCGGCGACCTGCTCGCTGAGCTGCCCGCCAAGCCCAAGGTCGGCCGCTGCGGAGGCGCCCGGGATCGGCCGCGGTGCCGCCATGGCTCAGGCCGCCTTGGGCGGCGGGTTCTGCGCGGCGACGCGCTCGGCCTCGATCCGGTCCTTGTCAGCCTGTTCCGCAGCCGCGGCGTCCGCATCCGCATCCGCGATCGCCTTCTCGGCAGCCTCGGATAGCTTCGCCGCCGCGTCGTGCTTGAGCTTGGCCGTCTCCAGACCGGCCGAGGCGTCGGCGACCGCCTTCTCGGCCTTCACCAAGGCCTCGAGCGAGGCGTGATGCGCCTTCTGCGTCGGCGTCATGTTGGCCCAGGGCGAGCCCACGCCGCGCTCCAGGTCGCCGTTGATCCGCGGCGCGTCGCGACCGAAGACCTCGTGCTCGAAATCACGCAACTTGGTCGCTGCGGTCACTGGTTCGGCTGCGCTGGATCCGAAGACGTGGTCTTTGGACGCGCTGGGATATGGGTCCGTGGAAATCGCCGCCTGCTCGGCAAGAAGGCGCTGGCGCTCGGCCTCGTACTGGGCCGCCTTCGCCCGCTCTGCGGCGGCATTGGATGCGTTGATGCTGTCGCTGGTCTGGTCGGGCATGGGGTGGCTCCGGAAAAGGGGCGGCGGGTCTCACCGCGCGCCAGTCACACAGGGAGGCGTCGCGGGGAACCTCGCGCCGCCATCGCCGCCGCAGCAACGCACTATGCCGGTGACTGCCTATCGTGCGGTGTTTCTCACGACCGTTTCTTCGCCCAGTTCCGGGGTCCAGATATATTTCGACCCGTCCGGGCGCTCGCAGTCGTATGTGTTTGGCAATGGCCTACAGAAATTGGTGCAGATTTGCCGTCGACCATCCATCGTAGCGTCGCACTGCCTTACCGTCAGGCACGGCACCGCGTTGAGCGTGGTCACGATGATCAGCGTGCAGATATCCATCTCCGCATCCTTCAGGTGCCGGTGAACAGGTCGAAGTCGGTGCCGTCTGCGATCGGGGCCGCAGCCACCGCGCGCAGCCGCGCCGGGAAATGCTCCGCGGTCTTCGCCTTGCGCAGGTCCATGCACAGCACCCGCGTCGCCGACATCAGGTCGTCATCGACCTTGACCACCTTGCCGTTCTCGCGGTGATAGCCGCCATATTCGTCGAACCATTCGAACAGGTACTTGGCAACCAGCAGCTTCTTGCCCTCCAGCCGCTCCTCCATCACCGTCACCCCGGCCTCGAAATTGTAGCCGCCGTCGGGGAAGGTCGCGTGCATCGGAAGCATGGCGAGTCCGAGCTTCTTGTAAATCTGCGCGATGGTCTCGTTGGTCTGCACTCCGCCGCCGGTGCCGCCGTCGTGCGGCCACGCCACCGGCGCGTCGCGCAGCGGCGATTCCTTGATCCGCGCCACATGGTTTGCCGCCATCCCGAACATCCGGAATCCGTCCATGATATAGACCACGTCGTTGTCGCGGTCCCAGCAGCCCAGCACCGCCGCGAACGGATGGCCCGAACCCTCCTGCCCCGAATGGCGCAGGTCCAGCGCCCACAGCCATGGCCAGTAGGCCGGCACGTTCGCCGGATCGAGGTCGTGCCTGATCCGCGCCGGATCGGTCTCGAACACCGCGCCCTGCCCCTGCGCGTCGCCGCCGAACGCCCGTGTCGCCGCCTTCTTGCCGTAGCGCGCGATGATGCCGGGGATCCGCTCGTCCGGGATGTGGCCACCGTTCGACACCGCGGCGTCATAGATCGTCATCAGCACCTCGCCGATGCCCTTCTCGGCACTGCCGCCCTTGAAGTGCTTGCGCACCGGCGACTGCCCCAGCATCGGCGACATCGACCAGATGATGATCCCGTCGGTCGTGGTCAGACGCGCCTGGCACTCCTCGTAAATCTCCATGTCGCCGGGGTCCTCGTCGCCCCAGACCACGTCGACCGGCTCGCCCTGCCACGCCTCTCGCCCCATCGCATAGGTCTTGCCGCGCAGGATCGCCGCGCCACCGCCGTCCCTGGTCAGCGAAATCGTGTCAACAAAGTCCGAGATGCCACGCGCCATGGTCGGACGCCCCACGATATTGTCGAGCGGCAGCAGCCCGGTCCCCATCCCGCCCTGCTGCCGGATGTCGCCCAGAAGCTTGACCTGCGCGCCGTCACGGGTCTTGTCCGAGGTCGTGCAGCCGTACCAGCCGATGAAATCATAGGGCCGCTCGATCTTCGGCGGCACCATGAACCGCCGCCCCGTGTACCAGTCCGGATAGAGCCGCAAGGCATCCATCGTCATCTGCGCCGCAGCCGCCTGCGTCTTGCCCTGCTGGTTGCCGGCCCGCAGCATCTTCTCGTTCCGCCGCAGGTTGTGCCACTCCATCTGCTTCGGATTCGGCCGGTAGAAATCGATGCGCCGGTACTTCTGCCGGTACTGCATCTCGGTGTAGAGCTTTTTGGCGTGCCGCCGGACGTCGTTCGGGTCCGGGCCTTCCTCGATGTCGTCAGCCATGGTGCCCGATATGCCAGCCGCCGCATGAATCGCAGCGATACGGCTGCATATCTCCATGACGGTCCCGCAAAATTCTGGCGACCCTTTTTGCCGTCCGCACATGCTGATAGCGGATTTTGCGCGTGCACGACTTCCAGCGTCGCTGTCGCTTACTGGCCATCGCGCGCCTCATCCGCCCGGTGCTCGATCACCTTCGGCGCCCGCGCGTCCTGCTCGGCCAGCATCTTCTCGTAGCGGCTCAGCCCCGAAAACCCGAAAATCTCGACCAGCTTCTCCCGCGCCACCCCCAGCCCCAGCAAGGTCCGCAGGTCGTTCAGTGCCTGATCTGTGTGGTTGACCGTCACATCCCCCGACACGTTCACCTCAACCGTCGACTTCTCCCCCAGCCCCAGCCGCGCCAGCGTCGTGAACACCGCCTGGCTGTGGTTGAAATGCTTTGGGTCCTCAATCAGCGACGCCGCCGCCTTCACCGCCGGCCCCAGCAGCCCGCGGAACGCCTTCCGCCCGACCTCCTCCAGCGCCAGGATCACCCGCTCGCGGTGCAGCAAGCCATGCGCCGTCACCCGAATTGACGCGCTCTCCTTCCCAATATCCACATACCCCGCATCCCGAGCCGCTTGCGTCGCGTTCGGCTTTCCCTCGTTCGTGATGTAAAACCACACGAATTTCCGCTCGCGCTCGCTGCAAGCCTGCATCCGCGGTCCAAGCTCTATCTCTGAAAAATCCATGAATGGAAGGTGAGGCTAACAGTTACTCAGAACAACGCACCCGCCCGAGAAACCAGCCGGTTCCAAGCTAAGTTGCTGAAATGCAACACCTTTTGGAACAGGGACCGCGAAAGAGAGGGGGTAGGTCGAATTTAACGACGGGCTGCCGTTTTCCCCCCACCCCCACCCTCCCCCGGTCTTTTCTCTTGCAATATCAATGACATAGCGCTTCAGCCCATTGCGTTTCGCCAGACCTCGCCAGGCGTTTCGCTGATGACCCAATAACGCAATGTCCCTGCGCAAGGGACAACCATGTGAGCAATATCAATAGTTTACGAGCATGGTGTGTCAGTCACGTGTCAGAGCGGTGACTGACCCTCCAGATCGTTGACAAAGTCAACGGTTAGTTGATGCAGCAAACGGACGAGGTCATTCCCGTCTCTCTACCGCTTTGATCATCTGCTCGATCGCCTGTCTGCGGATGCTGGAGGGATCGAGCTCGGTCAATCGCGTCTTGAGGAGGGCGATGACCAGTGAGGGGTCCGGCCTGCGGTGACCGTGGGTGGCGACAGGGCGGTTGGCGTGGTGATCTGGGTCGCGATGCGTCAACAGCATATATATCAACCTATATGGTGTTGACGCTGGGCCTTGCGGCGAGCTCGGAGGGCTTTCTGGAGTTCGGCTTGGCGGGCCTTTCGTCGCTTCATCCGCTGTTCCCTGCTGCAGTCGACGGCACCGATGGTGGTAATCTTGAGCCTGGAGCGTTGCTCGTCTTTCAGTCCGATCTTCCATGCCATCTTGTCGGCGGACCATTTGAGCGGACAGTGATTGGCCTCGGTGATCATGTGTTCGCGGTCGCGGCGATCGATCCATGGGCAATAGGCGGCGAGCCAGTCCGCAGCCTTGCGGTTGCCGTCGGCGAGCACAACGAAATGATGCACAAAGATTCTGGCGAGGTCAGCCGACGGCTGGCACGGCTCGAGCTCGACACCTTGTCCAATCGCGTCGTCGAGCCATCGCGTGAGATCGGCGATGCGCAGCGCAGCCATGGACCTGGTGCGCTTGCCGACCTTCGGGTGATGCTCGTAGCGCCGCTTGATGTCGAGTTTTTGGGCTGCAACCCACTTTGGATCGGGGCGAATGATGACCATGACGCGATCATGAAAGCATCATCATGCTCCTGCAACGCACACGGTAATCACTCTGCCACAGCGGTTTCGAACGAACCGGGAAGCATCTTGCAGCGCTTCATCTTGCGATGTCTGCGCCACCGTACTTTTGCGGCTTTTCGAGCTATTTCAATACGTTGCTCGCTTGGAAGCATTTTCTGCCGCGCATCGTTTCCGAGTTGCGAAAAGGCCTTCAAAACATGCGGTTTTGCCTTCTCGATCAGCTTGACCGAAATGCGGCGCGTTTCGCTGATCTCGACTGCACGTTTGCGGCCTTCCCAGACGTCGGCCATGCGTTTCGCCGCGGCTTCGTCGACATACACCCGGAACTCGATGGCGAACAGCTCGCAGAACAGGTCGAACGTCGTCGGCCCCCAGGAGCGGAATTCGGTGGGTCCGAGGATCTTGTCGGTGTGGCCCTTGGTGAGGCCTCCGACATCGTCGACGAACTCGTTGGTGAGCCCGCGCATGGCCTTGGCGAGGCGGAAGACCTCGACGATGTCCTGATGCCGGCGGATGGTGGCGAGCGGCGCGTCCGTCATGATTTTCTCGCATAGTGAGCGATCAGCCGCTCCAAAATGGCGACATTCAATTCCTCGGCCGATTGTCCGCGTTCGCCGAACAGGTCCGTGAGGTCCCGGAGGCATTTCTCCGCACGATCGCGCTCACCGCGATAGTGGTCGATGAACGCCGCCTTGATCAGTGATCTGCGCTCAATGAGTTGTCGTTCGTCGCTCATTTCAGGGCCTCGTCGATCATGGCCGTGAACATCTGCTCTGCGTCGGTCAGTCGTATGGCCACGGGCCTGACCTGCTCCTCGGCCGCTTTTGCGCACGCCGCGCGGAGCATTGCCAACGTCGGCAGGCGCATGGCCGAGAGCGCAAATCCGGCATCGTTGTCGAAATCCTTCCAGTGCGCCTCGGCGTAGAGCTCGAGGTGTTTGCCATCGCCATGCCATCCGAACTCCTGCATCGCTCGGCATCGCCCTGGGCCGATCATCTTGCCACCGGCGGCATGTGCCAGCGCCCTCGCCACTCGCTCTCGCATCTCGTTCATTGCGTCGCTCCATGATCGTGCCAGGTGCAGAGCCGAATCCCGAGCTTGCGCTGGTACATGCAGACGGTACGGGCCGACAGCCCGAGCGCATCGGCGAGAATGAACGGATCGATCGTCGGGTTGGCGCGGAGGTAGGCGTCACGCTCGGCGGTGAACATGGGCGCGCGGCGAAGCGGGAAGAGATCGGGGGCGTGCACGGTCATTCCGCGGCCTCGGCCTTTTTGGAACTTCCCTCCGCGATCGCGATGGCATCGGCGAATGTCAGCGCAGATGCAGCGGACAAGCCCTTGCTTTTGATCGTCTCATTCAGCCCAATCATGGCCTTGCGGCCGTTCTCGATCTGCATGCTGCAGTCGACGAACTCGCGCGCGTCGAGAATGCGCTGTATCTGCCCAATCCTGGCGCCGAGCGCGCGTGCGTCCTCCTGGGCGATATTGCGCAGCGTGCCCGGGTCGGGAGCCCACTGGTAGGCGTAGGGCTTGCCGCGCTCGTCCGCGCCGCAGTCGTGCTTGAACCAGCGCCTGACAGCCGATTCGACGGCCCAGCACGGGACATCGTCGAGCACGTCGAGGTAAACCTCGCTGCGCGCTTCCTCGACCAGATCAGATTTGCGCTCGCCGGCGAGCACGGTCAGCAGTTTTGACACCGCAGTCGCGACCCGCGTCTCGGCGGTGACGCTATGCGCGGGCGTGTCCAACAGGTAGGAACGCAAGTTGGCCTGATGGCTCCGCATCGCCAGGATCTGCCGCTCCGTCGGCATCAGGTCCGGCGGCAGCACCAGGACATCCGCCTTCTCGAAGGTCTTGCCGTCCGGCGTCATCTGCAGCTCGAGCCGCACGGCGCCGTTCAAGCGCGCGGCCCATGCCGGCAATGACGGCAGTGTCGCGGGTCTGCGGGGATCCGGCAGCGGTATTGGCTCGAAGAGTGCTATTTCCGTGGACATTTCCGTTCCCTGTTTGAAAGACGAATTTCACTCGATTGCGCCACGTTCCGGTCCACGACAGCTTGCAGCCCTTCGTGCCGGGAATATCCGACCAGTAGTCGACAAACTCGGCCCACAATCCGTCCACTCTGTCCGGTGGACATCCGCACTCGATCGCGATCGCGCGGTTCTCGTCGCTCACGCGCGTACCGCTCAATAGTCGACTTCCTTTCTTGCTTACTTTCTTTGGTTCTTTCTTCACTGATAGACCTGCTTCCTTGTCTTCTACTGATAGGCAAACATCCGCATTTTCCACCGGAATTCCGGTGGACTCCGGTGGAAGTCCGGTGGATAGATGCGGAAGTTTTTTCTCCTTCCGCTCGCGTGCTTTACGATCCCGATCCCATGCTCGCCGCTTCTCCAGCGCGCGATTTTCACCACCTTGTCCGGTGGACAATCCGGTGGACATGCTCAGAATCAATTCCATTAGCAACGCGGTTTGCGCCTGGTCGAGACCCGACGCGATCAACTCCGTGGCGATAAGGTTTGCTGACCTCACGCGCACGGCCTCACGACTGCGACGACGAGCGGCTGCGGCCCGTAGCGCTTTTCGATACTGACCTTGACGATCAGGCAATCATCCCTGAAAACAACGCCGTTGAGCGCGTCGCTCCATGCCTTTCCGATGTTGTCCCAATCTGGCTTCTTGCCGGGCTTGATCATGCCGGTGATGGCCGCCGCGCGCTTCTTCGCGGACCATGACGCTGGCACCGCGAAGATGGCCCGCACCACGAACTCGACGGGCTCATCGAACGGCACGCGCGCACCCATGGCCTCCATGGCCGCGGTGCGCACCATGCCCTCGTATGATCTGGTTTTCTCTGGCGTGTAATGGCCAATGAAATTACCGCGGCGAAACGCCCGCGCGCGGCCCTTCCCTTGCGGATCGCCGGCGAGGCTGATGGTTACCGGATCAGCCAAGGCGTCAGCCGGGCACGTAAACGGCGGGTCGGTTTGGCTCGGCGCGGCGGTGAAGTCGATCAAGCAACGGCCCTCGCGATAGCGGCTTGCCCGAGCGGCGTATCCGACAGCATGCCCAGCGCCTGCATGTAGGTCTCCAGAATGGCCTCGTGCTCGGCGCGCGCAGCCGCGTCCTGCTTGCGCAGGCGAATGACGGCCCGCAGCGCCTTGACGTCGTAGCCGTTGCCCTTGGCCTCCGCATAGACGTCGCGGATGTCATCGCCGATCGCCTTGCGTTCCTCCTCCAGCCGCTCGATGCGCTCGACGATGGATCGGATCTGCTCTTTGGAATTGTGGCCGGTCATCATGCATGCCTCCGGAGGTGGTCCGCGGTGAGGAACGATGGCAGCCGCTCACGCAGCGCCTCGCGATCGCGCGCCTGGATCATCTGCACGCGCTTGAGCAGCCGGCCGAGCAATTCGCGCTCGACGAGCACGTAGCCGGCGGGAATTTGTCCGGCCGCCGGAGCCATCCCTGAGGGGGGCTCTAGTGATGGTTCGGCGACCGGCTCGACGGTGGGCAGGAGTGTCACCGTAGAGGTCTTGAAAGGGTTTGCGAGCTCGAGGACGGGATGCATCATTTGAACCAAATCCTCGCTGGCGCGACGTACCGGCGTAGTGCGTTGCGTACGGAGTTACCGTTCATGGTCTGGGCCCGACACTTTTTCGCGATTGCGATACCGCCGTCACATTTTCGACACGATGCCGTCGAAGCTGTGACACTCGCCCTGAAGTTGAAAAAAAAGAGGGCGCACGGGAGGCATCGTGGGACATGTCATTCGCGGCCCTTGGCGTCACGCGCGCACCTCATCATCCAACGGATACAGATCAGGCCGCAGCTCATGGCGAGACACGCCGGAGGCGCGCTCGACGGCGAGCACGCGGAGCGGCGGGACCTCTTCCCACTGCAGCACCGCCTGCTTGCTGATCTTCAAGGAAGCGGCGAGTTTCGTAAGGCCGCCGGCGGCTGCGATAGCGCGTTCCAAGGGTGTTTCTGACATGGCCGCAATGTCAAGCACGGCTTCACGCCAAAGTCAAGTCTCTCTTCATTTACACAGTCAAGCTGCGCTTTATTCTATCCGGATGACATTGGGAACCCGGATCAAGCAGGCTAGAACCTCCAAAAAATGGAGCCTGCAAAAGCTCGCCGACGAGATGGGCGTGACGAAGCAGCTCGTTTGGCAATGGGAGCGGGATGAGACCGATCCGAGAAAGCATATCCAGCAGCTTTCGCAGCATCTCGATGTTCCGGTCGAATATTTCTACGGCAACAAGCGAGCACCTGGCGTACTCGCGACCAAGATCAGCCAGCTCGGCACCGATCAGCAGGCGATGATCGAGGCAATGGTCGACGCTCTCCTGAATCAGCAGGATCAGGATCACCCACGCGTAAAGCGGTCGTGAAGTAGCGCTTGACAGACATGTGAAGGCGTGCTTGACTGCCTCCATCAGATCGCTGATGGGAGCCGCACATGGTCGCAATCGGGGGAAAATCCAAGAAGGCTGCACTGCCCTCGCAGCCACAATTCGTCATCAAGCTGGCGGAAGGTCTCAACCAATTCGCGCAGATTGGCTTAGACGACAAGAACCACACGACCCTGGCCTGGATCGGCGATCCGAACGCGGCCACCAAATTTAACAGCAAATACGAGGCGAAGTCGCGGGTCCGCGAGATGGCCGATGTGCCGGACACGCGCGTATTTCACATGCTGGAGAAATCCGCATGACCATCGCCGACAAAATCATCGTCGTGCTCTCCGCCATGCTCGCAGCGCCCGTGATCGCCGTGCTGACGGGGCTCGTGTTCGACGCGGCCCCGATCGCCTCGGTCATCCAATGACATTCTCTCCGTCCGAGGTCCGCTTCGCGCTGATCTGCCTCGTCCACATCCTCATCATCTGGAGCACCGCGCTATGACCCCGCATGACCGCAAGCGCCACCACGCGCTGCTCCAGATCTTCACCAACCCGGTCTGGCAGGACGGCACCGCGATCATTCGGAGGATCGCCGATGCCGCCGGCGCTCAGGAGCGCAGGTTTCAGCGCGCGATGGGCGCCGAATGGACCGAGGCATATCGCGCCGACTGGGACATCGCCGATCAGGTCGTCGTGATGCTGACCGGGCCGGGCTGCACCGAGGTGCTGACGCGCTTTCACATGATCGAAAACAAGCCCGAGGCAGCGTGATGCCCAAAACCTATGACCCCGCCTGCTACGCGCTCGCCGAGCATTTTCTCCGGAGCGAGCCGTGCGCCGCTGATCCCGCGCTGTTCGCCAAGCATTGCGACGCGATGGCGCGGGAGTTCCAGCAGGTGAACGAGGACTGGCATTTCGACAACGACGCGGAGAAGGCGGCATGAATCCCGACATGGTCCTGCGGCGCGCGATCATCGCGGCTCGGTCGGCGCCGGCGCGATACAGGCCGGCCCGCGTGCAGCCGATGGCGGTTGTGGTCGAGCCTGCGCCCATCGTCGCGCTGCCGCCGACCGTGCCGGAGAAAACGCCGGAAAATGCCTTCCGCGTGACCTGGTACAGCTTCCCGGAATTGGAGAAGCTCGAACATCCCATCTCCAAGATCAAGCGCGCCGTATCGGCCGCGACCGGAGTTTCAGTGTTCGACATGGAATCCGATCGAAGGCTGAGACCGTTCGTGGATGCGCGTCAGCTTGGCATGTATCTGGCCAGGATGATGACGAAGCATTCGTTTCCGGCGATCGGCCGCGCATTCGGCGATCGTGACAACGCAACGGCCAGGCACGCGATCGAGATGGTCGAAGCCAAGATCGCCGCAGATCCCGAGTTCGCGGCGCGCGTCGAGCAGATCAGAAAGGCCATCGATGCCTGATCCAACCAAAAAAACCATCAGCGCAACCGAGATGTCCGGCCTGCTCGGCGTGTCGCCTTACGTGACGAAGTGGATGCTTTACCAGCGCTTCGCGAAAGGCATTGAGGCGCCAGGCCCCGAGCACAACCGGCTCGATTGGGGAACCAAGATGGAGCCGCTTTTGCTGGAGCAGGCCGCCGAGGAATTGCGGCTCGAGGTCAAGACCAATCGCCAGCCCGACGGCTCGCAGGTCTATCTGCGGCGCGGCCTGCTCGGCTGCTCCCGCGATGCCGATATCTACGACCCGCAGCGCGGCCCCGGCGCGCTCGAAACCAAGTGCTGCTTCGATTACAAGATCCTGATGCAGGAGTGGGACGGCGGCAAGACCCCGCCTCGCCAGCACGAGATCCAGCTTCAGCAGCAGATGTATGTCGGCGATGGCGTGACGCCCTACGAGTGGGGCACCATCGCGCTGTGGTGCGGCGGGGACATGACCTATTTCCACCGCAAGCCGATGCCGGACCTGTGGGAGTTGTTCGAGAACGAGGCGCGGCAGTTCTTCGCCGATGTCGAGGCCGGCAACGAACCGGAGCCGTTCGGATCCCCGATCGAGGTCCCGCTGCTCAAGATCATCTTCGCGGTGCCGTCGGGCGAGATCATCGATGCTGCCGCGGTGCTCGGCGATGTCGAGGCGACCAAGCTTGCGCAGATGGTGGTCGATGCCGATTACCAGCGCGTCGTGCGGCTCGCGGCCGAGAAGGTCGAGGAGAAATCCAAGGCCAAGCTCCTGGCGCTGGCCAAGGATGCGGACGAGATCGAACTGCCGCAGGGCATCCGCGTCAAGATCACCCGCTCGCCGCGCAAAGGATACGAAGTCAAGCCGACCGTGGCAGTGACGGTCAAGGCACACATTCCGCAACAGATCGATGGGGCTTTCGGTGGCATCTGAACTCGTAATTTTCGAAAACACGCTGATGCCGCTCGCGCCGCATTTCGAGCAGGCCCTGGCCGGCGCAATCCCGGTCGAGCGGCTGATGCGGTCGATCATGGTCTCGGTCGAGCGCAACCCGAAACTGCTGGAGGCGAACCGGCAAAGCCTGCTCAACGCCTCGATGTCGGCGGCGTGCCTGGCGCTGGAGGTTGACGGGATCACGGGTCAGGCTTTTTTCATCCCGTTCAAGGGCGTGGCGCAGCTCGTCATCGGCTACAAGGGCATGAACACGCTCGCCGCGCGATCTGGGTTCACGGTGCAGGGCGAGGTCGTCCGCGAAGGTGACGCCTTCGACTACGAGCTCGGCGACAAGGGATTTGTTCGGCACAAGCCCATGCTCGGCAAGCCAGACCGTCCGATCATCGCGGCGTGGGCCACCGCTTCAGCTAACAGCCGGCCGCCGATCATCTCGGTGCTGAGCTACGACGACATTCTCGACATCCGGAAAAAATCCCCTGGCGCTAGCCGTAGCGATAGCCCGTGGAACGATCTCAAGATCGGCTTTCCCGCGATGGCGTCGAAGTCGGCCAAGCGCCGGCTCTCCCGCGCGATGCCCCTCAACGCCGACCCGCGCTTTCACCTCGCCGCCGCGATGGAGGAAGCCGTCGAGGAGCGGGGCAAGGCCGCATGGATCAATCCAGCGCACGGCCTGCAGATCGAAGGCGAGGCCTACGACGCACCACGGATCAACCACGAGCAGCGCAGCACCCAGGAATTGATTTCGCCGCGGGAGGACAAGACCGCGTCGGAAGCAGCCGCCCCGGCCACCAGCCCCGGGAATCCCCCCGAGAAGGCTGGGGCGGCTGTCCCCTCCGCCGCGGAATATTGGGCGCAATGGACGCTGATCATCAGCGGCGCGACGAACCCGGATCAGTTGTCTAGCACATGGACCGCCCAGACCGACGAGCGCAAACGGATCGCCTGGACCGACGAGCATCCGTTCAAGCCGCTGCGCGAGAAGGTCGGCAAGGCGATCGAGTTTTTGAAGCAGCCCGCTTAGTTGCGGTTTTGGGAAACAAAGGAAAGCATATGGCCAAAAAGAAGCAGATGCCTGAGATGCTGTACGTCTACGTCTACGACGCCGGCAGGGATGGAGTGATCTACGCATGCGTCCAAACATTGGAGGAAGTCCCGGAAGATACCGCAATAGTTGGCGTCTATGAGCGCGTGCGCGAAGCAAAGCTTATCGTCACCCGCGACCTCGATTAGCGGTAATTGGGAATTAGGGAAAGCATTGTGGCCATCAAGCGGAGCAATTGGGTGGGTGGATTGGCTGAGTGGACAGAAGGCGAAACCGCGTTCTTGTCGGTCGCCTTCACATGGAAACTCAACGACGCCTATCAGCGCGCTGCGTGGTACCGATCTGCCGGCTACAAGGTGAAGGCCGGTGGCCCTGGCATCTTCACCCGCAAACACTTCCTTGCTGACATTGCCGAGATCGGAGGGGATTACCCCGACGCCGTGTGGCGTCATAACCCTGCGGCGACGATCGCAAGCCGAGGATGTCCCGTTGGCTGCTGGTTCTGCATCGTGCCAAAAATGGAAGGAAAGGCATTCACGCTGCTCCCTGAGTTTCCGGTGCGTCCAGTACTCTGCGACAACAACCTTTCCGGCCTTCCGGCGGACTATCAGGACTTTATAATCTCGCGATATCTCGCCGAGGATGTTCCCTTGCTTGATGCCAACTCCGGCTTTGAGCCGCGCACCTTTGATGATGAGGTATTTGCCCGCTGGCGCAGGATCAATAAGGGGCCATGGCGATTCGCCTTCGATGACGTTGCCGAGCGACCCATGGTCGAGCGCGTCATGAAGATGCTCAAGGATGTTCCAGCGCGGCAGAAGCGCGTTTATGTCCTGATCGGAAATGAACCGTTTGATGCTTGCATGGAGCGCATTCGTGAAGTGATCGCCTGGGGCGGGGAGCCACACGTTCAGCCCTATATCAAGCTAAATTCGTTGGAGCGTAAGCCATTTCCGCGCTTTGACTGGAATGAGCAATTGCTGCGAGATGTCGCGCGTTGGGTCAACGGCTTTGCCTACAAGAAAGTAAAGTTCTCCAACTACCGCCGATCGGCCAAAGGTGCCGAGCGATACGACCCGCAGCAGGGACTTTTTCTTTAATGCCCCGACTGGGAAAGGTTGAGCCATGACGAACGAGATGCTGGCCAGACATATAGCGGAATACCTCGAACGTCGTGAGCCCGACAGTTACGGCGATATCTCTGCGGCATTCACCAGTGTGCAGCGGGACCTCATCGTTACCGCCCTCCGCGCTCAGTCCGACGTGCGCGCCCCCACGATCGACGACGTCCCTAGCTGCGGCCAGGAGAACGACTATCGGCGGGCAACGCCAGACGTGCGCGCCCCCGCTCCTCAGGGCGAGCCGATCTCGCCCGCCGATCTCGCCGAGGTGCTGGAGAACGTGCGCAAGGGGATCAACGAGATGAAACGCAGAGAGCATGACATCCCCACCTCCTTTCATCGTGCCTGCCTGGCGCTCACGCATATCGTTGAGGGAGCGGGGAAATGAGCGAATACCAAAAGCGCACGCCTGAACGGTTGATCGAAATTCTCCGATCCTCCGACCAGAACCCGAGATCGTGGAATCAGGAGGCCGCAGATGAGATCGCCAGCCTCCGCGCCCAGCTTGCGAGCGCAAATGAGAAGACCGAAGAAGTGCGCAACTATTGGAAAGAAATCTCCCGCAAAGATGAATTGCGCGCAGTCGTTACAGAAGCCCAGCTTGCGAGCGCGCGGAAGGCGCTGGAGCCGTTCGCTGGAGATAGGCTCCCATCACTCCGCCGCAGCGAAATTGCATTCGATAAGTACGGGCTACGTCGTTTGATGAGCCCGATGGAAATCGCTCAGGTTGCGGCCATACATGCTTTAACTGACGAAAAAGGAACATGAGCATGGTAGCTGCGCTCTTTGTCGAGACCAACGGAATCTACTTCGGGCTTCCGAACGTAGACCCGTGGGACATACGACGGGATGCGCGGCAATATGCCGGGACACATCCGGTCGTTGCCCATCCCCCTTGCGATCGCTGGTGCCAGATGGCGCCGGTCAATCAGGCTCGTTACGGTCATCGGGTTGGAGACGACGGCGGCACGTTCGCCGCGGCGCTGGCCGCTGTGCGGCGCTGGGGCGGCGTGCTCGAGCACCCCGCAGTGTCGCTGGCCTGGGCCGCTTTCGATCTTCCTCGCCCTCCGAGTTCAGGGGGGTGGGTTCGTGGCTTCTGCGGCGGCTGGTCAGCACACGTCGAGCAGAGGCATTATGGACACCGAGCACGCAAGGCGACGTGGCTATATGCCTTCGGTGTCGAGTTGCCGGATCTGCCATGGGGAAAAGGATCACCCCCAGAGGCATGGATCAGCGCCGATCGACCTCGGGCCGAGCTCGCCGCTGCCGGCATCGGCCAATTGAGCAAGCGTGAGGCCAAAGCAACGCCTATTCCGTTTCGGGATCTGTTGATCTCGATGGCTTTAACTTCTGCGAAGGGCAACTCGGAATGACCTTGATAGATGCGATCGCAATTTACCTCGCGATGAAGGACCATGCTCGCAACGTCGGTGAGGATCAGATTTATCGCCAAGCATGGCGCGTGATCTGGCAGCACACGCAAGATTCGTTAAAGACCGCAGACCGCAAACAGGGAGAGACGAAGTGAAGGGCTTTTGGATCACGTTCACGGACGGCACGACTGGGTATTGCGAAGGAGGAAACGAATTCGATGCTGCTCAGATTGCCGAGAAGATCAGCGGCAAGAAGGTTGGTGGAGGTCCGTACAAGAACTTCACCATGAAGCCTCTGCCCTATCCGGCAAAGCCGATCATCTGGCAATTTGATCACCCGGTGACCGGTAAGTGCCCGCCGTTTTGCTACAAGCCATCGCAGTGCGCCGGCAAGACGGCGTGCCCGCAGAACTACGCCTGCAGCGAATAGCAGCGTTTCACACCACGTAACGCAAACAGGAGAGAGACATGGGGAATCATGACGTTGGCCGCGCAATGGGAGCCGCAGCGCGGGGGTTTTGGGCAGGCAATGGCGGTGAACCTGTCAGCAAGGAAAAAGCCCTGGCTGTGCTCGACGCGGCAGCGGAGATGTTCCGCGGCGCTGATGCCGAGTTCGACGATGAGACATTCCCGGACGAGCCGCTTGGTCGTCTGATGGCTATCGCGTTCGGACCATTCCCGCCTGAAGGTCAGGACGTGGAAGACGATGACGGCGAGGGTTGGTACGAAGGAATAGAACGGCCATTCCGCGAGCGATATGAATTCTGCTAATCCAGCTTTCATTAACGAGTTGAAAAGGAAATCATATGGGACTCGATACAACACACGACGCATGGCACGGGGCTTATTCAGCATTCAATCGCTTCCGCGAGAAGATCGCGGAGGTCTCCGGGTATCGCCAGCAATGGGAAGCCGGTCGGTTTGACGTCGACGACGGCGAAGACACCACGACCGGCGGAATCTACGCCGGCAACTGGAAGCAAGCGCCGGCCGATCCTGTCCTGTTTTTGCTTTTACATTCGGACTGCGACGGTCGGATTGGCCCAGACCACTGTCGACTGCTGGCGAATAGGCTGGAAGGCCTCTTGCCGAACCTGCACGGTGATGGCGGCGGTCACCTGGGCGATTACCGGAGCAAGACAGAGCAGTTCATTAAGGGGCTGCGCGAGGCTGCTGAAGCCGGCGAGCCGCTAGAGTTTCATTGACCATCGGATAAGGAAACATGGCCACATATTTTTTGGATACAGAGTTCAATGGTTTTGGCGGCGAGCTGATCAGCCTTGCGATGGTCGGGGAGGATGGTCGTGAACTCTATCTTCTCAACATCGATCGCCGCGAGACGGCTGTCGATTGGGTGGCGCAGAATGTCATCCCGATACTTACGAGTGGTGATGCCGATCCTGTCTGCACCCCACTCAATGAAATTGGGCACAAGATCGCCGCGTTCTTGGCAAGAGACCGGTGGCCTCACATCATCGTCGATTGGCCCGATGATCTGAAATACCTCTGCCAAGTCTTGATTACGGGACCGGGAGAGATGGTCAGCATTCACCGCTTTGCGGCCGAGGTTGTCCGCGTCGATTCCTATCCGACTACGCTCCCTGGAGCCGTACAACATAATGCGTTGTGGGACGCTCGCGCACTCCGCCACGCTCTGACATCACCATAACCTCGGGTTAAAGCACATGAAGCTCGACGACAAGGGCCGTTGCCCGAACTGCCTGCGCAAGCCGCTCCCGTATCATCGCGAAGGTCGCTTCTTCTGCGATCGTTGCTGCCGCACCTTTGAGATGACCACGGGTGACCAGTGTCCCAATTGGGCTTGGGGACGCAACGTCGATACGGGCGATTTCTTTTCCATCTACCCGAACAATGGGCGGCACACTTACATGAATGCGAAGCCAACGGCCGCAGCTTTGCGCCGAGCTGCGCTAACGAACTGAAAGAGCAACATGCTCATTAGACCCGTCATCATCATGATCGCTGTCTGGGATGTTCACGGCGGGTGGGGATTTGCCGCGTTCCTTTGCGCCATTTCGCTTTTTTTCGAGTGATCAATGTCCGACACGCTCGACCCTGACACCCGCGAAACGCTCTACGTCACCGACGCAGAGCTGATCCGGCGCATGGGCGTGCCGGAGAAGATCGCTCGAGCGGCACTGCACGCGCTCGATCGGGACCGCGGTTCGGGCTTCCCGCAGAAGAAAGCTTTGTGGGGAAACCGGCGCTATTGGCCGGCCGTGAAGGCTTACCTCGACCGCACGAACGGGCTTAAGGTGGATGCCTCGCCCAGGAGAAGTAGCCATGACTAAGCCGCTCAGGGTCCGGAACGCGCCAGGCCTCGTCTGGAGGCAGCGCGGTACGAAGTGGGAAGCCCGCTGGCAGGCCCGTACCGACCTCGCCTACCCTCCAAAGAAAAACGAGGACGATGAGAACGAAGAAAGGAAGCCGGGATTTACGCCTGCCTCGGTGAAGCTTTGGACCGGCACTGGAGAACCGACGAAAGAAGAATGGGATATCATCGCAGACCGCTGCAACGATCTACAGCAGGAGATGCTGGTATTCTCGCGCGGAGGCCTGCCCGAGGTCAGCCCGTTCGACGGCACGCTGCGCTCCTTGATGCGCGCCTACCAGACCGATCCGGATTCGCAATATCGCAAGATCAGATACAACAGCCGGATCCATTACGATGCGCTCATGTCGCTGATTGAGACCGAACATGGCGACAAGCTCTTGGCCGATCTGAAGGGCCGGACCTTCAGCCGCCTGCACGAGGACTGGACCGCCGACGGCAAGATCGCCATTGCCCACGCCAAGATGGGAATGCTGCGCACGCTGTTCAGCTTCGGCGCCACCCTCCTCGAGGACGACGATTGCGGGCGCCTATCGGGCATCCTGAGCAAGATGCGCTTCGCCATGCCCAAGCCCCGCACCGAGCGCCTGACGGCCGCCCAGGCGGTCGCCATCCGCGCCAAGGCCCACGAGATGGGGCGGCCCTCGATCGCCCTCGCCCAGGCATTTCAGTTTGAATGCATGCTCCGGCAAAAAGACGTCATCGGGGAATGGGTACCGATCCGGGAGCCGGGGATCTCCGACGTGCAGGCCGACGGTCTGAAATGGCTCCGCGGGATCCGCTGGGAGGAGATCGACCAGAACATGACCTTGCGGCACCTGACCAGCAAGCGGCAGAAGATGATCGAGCTTAGCCTCCGCAACGCGCCGATGGTGCTCGAGGAGCTGGCGCTGAACCGCGACCATCCGGCGACGGGACCGATCATCGTTTCCGAGTGGGACAGCCTGCCATGGACGGCCCCGGAGTTCCGCCGGTGGTGGAGGATCGTTGCGGAGGCTGCTGGCGTGCCCAAGACTGTCCGGAACATGGACAGCCGGGCCGGCGCGATCAGTGAGGCCACGGACGCCGGGGCTGACCTAGAGCACGTTCGGCACGCCGCGACCCACAGCAATATCTCGATGACACAGCGCTATAGCCGCGGGGCCGAGGACAAGATCGCGACCGTCCAAATCGCCCGGCTCGAGCATAGGAACAAGCCGAAAACGTAGTGACTGACCATGACTGACGCGGGCATTGATTCTAAACTGGAAATTCTTCGTTAATCTTAACGCGCTGCATCAGGAACGTTGAGACATTTCAAGGCCATGGTCAGTTATCGGAGCGGCGCGGAACGTCAGAGAACGGTGAGGAGATTCTGAAATGGCTTACACGGAAAAGGACTACCGCGAAGAGAGAAAATTGCTCGATGAGCTCAATCGACGTATCGACGAGGCGCCATCAAATGCAAAGCCGGTCTTTCAAGGAATCGCCAGTCTCCACGCCAGAGTTCGCCGCTACGAACGCAAAAACGGCATGGAAACACATCAGTAGCGCACCGCGGGACGGTCAGCCCATTACGCTGGGCTGGTTGCCGAATGGACTTGTCGAGATCGAGGTGAGATCGCGGTGGGTCAACGGAAGATGGGAGGGCGATTGGACGCCAACCCACTGGCATCGATAACGGCAATAGGCGGTGAGGAGATTCGGATGACCTATGACCAGTGGAAGTGCTCAGACCCGAACGAACCCTACTGCGATGAGCCGGAGTGCGACCATGAGGAATACGAATCCGACATCCTCACCGGCCGCGCGGAGTGCTGCATGTGCGGCTATTACTGGTACCAGACGACAGACGAAATCGAGCGCGATATCGAGCGCCAGGCGCGCTACAATGACGACATGGAGCGCGAGGAGCGCCGGCAATGGTGGCGCGATCGGACCTACCCGGTTCGCATGTTCGTGTTCCGGCTGCTGGAGCGCGTGTGGCCGCGGAAGGCGATCAAGGTGCTCCACGACGACGAGATCCCGTTTTAACGGTGACGGCAAGTAAAGCACATGCAGATCGAGGGCTTTGAGCAGACCGGAGTTGCCGATGGCGAGCGTGATTGCGTTGGCGCTCTGGACCGTCCGTCACACACTATGCGGCGAGGTCAACAAGTTTGGTGGCGCCAAGTAAATATCGAATATGACGAATGGGAACCGTACTGTAGATCTTGCGCGCTCGCCCACGCGAACCAGCAATATTGAGTTAACGCGCGTCGAAAGGGAAAGCAGATGAAACCGCGCGACGATATCGAGGCTAGTGTCGATCTCACCGACGCCGAAATCGAAGTTTGCAAGCTTCACCTTCGCCATCGAATGAGGAATCACGGGAGCCTCCGTG